GGCGGCATGGCGTTGAACGAGAATTCTACCGGGTGGTTTCAGACCGAAGCCAACGAAGCACTAAACGTAAACCTGTCGGGCGGCACGCTGATAGCGGTCCACGTTACCTACATCCTGGTGCGGAATTGAAAAACGTATTCAGAGAGTTATGGTGTTTTCTGTTCCATGACGCTAGCACGTGGTACTACGACTGGCGAAATGATTACATCGGGTGCCATCGATGCGACGGACACAAGAAATGATTATCCGGCTTCTTAAGAAGCTGAACCACAAGGACAGCAAACACCGTGTCGCTATCCGCAAGCTGATAGCCAAGCACAAGGCCAACAAACTGCACAACGACATTTTAACCGGCAAGGCACCTAGAGGGAGAACCGCACAATGAAGAAATTGAAAGAACTATGGATGGAAATATGTCTACGTTTCCGCATGGCGGCACAAGTTCCCGCCCGTCTATGGAATGGAGACATTACCGCTATCGGGCGCCTGTATGCGGTGCGTATCGACAGCGACGGCAACCGGCACGATATCGGACTCATATCCACCAAGCTGGTGACTACCGCGGGTGTGGCCTGGCTTGCTACACTACTGGCGGGTACATCAACAGGTGACGTTAAGTACCATGCTTCGGGAACCGGGACGAACGCGGAAAATGCAAGCGATACCGCATTACAAACCGATAGCGGCGTGGCACGCGCTACCGGAACACAGGTAGCAAGCACCAACACCTATACAAGCGTAGGCACACAAACATATTCCGGTACCCTGGCGATTACCGAACACGGGATTTTTACCGCGTCAAGCAGCACCACCCTTATCGACCGTTCAGTGTTCAGTGCTATCAACGTCGTATCGGGTGATTCCATCCAGTTTACCTATGTCCTGACACTGCCTTCTGGGGGTTGACCGTAGCAAGTTCGGCAACTCTTAAAAGGCGGTAAACCATGGCGCAATTCGCAAGCGGAACATTTACCGGGACGGACGGTACCGAGCTTACCACGCATGACGCCAACTGGATCAACCGTACACGTTCCGGCGCGGAAAATTGCGTACTCACGAATGCTAACCGGGTAAGAGGCCCAGTTAACGCCAACGAATACTACCATTCAGGGAGTCCCGCTAGCGCCGACTATTCGGTAGAAGCAGACATATACGTAGCGTCTTCTCCAGGCAATGTTAGCGCCTCTCTCATCGGCAGAGCGTCCACCACGGTCGGCAGCGGGTATTTCGCAACGCTGTACGGCGCGAGTGGCCTGCGGCTTTACAAACAAGTCGGGGGCGCGTTCACCCTTTTAAATACGTACGCCTTCACGATAGTCGCGGGAACGACCTACCACGTCAAACTGGAAATGATCGGCACAGCGATCAAGGTCTATTTAGACGGCGTACAGCGTATCAGCGTCACAGATTCCGCAGTTACGGCAGCAGGAAAGTCGGGGGTTCGCTTTGCTAACCTCGGCTCGACCTCAAATAACACGACCAACTACCACATCGACAATTTTAGCGCGGACGATGTTGGCGGCACGCCCACCACCTACTACCAAAATGTATCGGGTTCCCTTACCCCGTCGGGCGCGCTAGCTAGACTAATCAGTAAATCTTTCGGCGGGTCCATAACCCCGTCCGGTGCGGCGTCCGGAACGGCTTTCGTTCCACCCGACTTTACCGCGATACCTACCCCGATGTATTTTGCACACGCGGGGAACAAGCAGCTATATCCGGAAGAATCGCATACCGGTTTCGACGCCAGCGTAGCTTCCGGGGAAATCATTCTTGATTTCGACGTGTGGCCACTCTCGGGCGGCGCGACCCTGGCAGTCATGCACGATGCAGACGTGGACCGCACCACCAGCGGGACCGGTCTAATCTCGAATAAATCCGAAGCCCAGTGGAACGCCCTAACGCTTAACCCCTCCACATACCTGGGGGGTTCCTACCCGGATACAGAGGCACCGCCGCTTCTAGCCGACGTACTGGCGAACCACGCAACCGACGCTCTGTTTTCGATAGAGTGCAAGCCGACGACAAGCGGACCGATGGACGTTTTGCTGGCGGCTATGGTTTCCGCCGGGATAGCACCCAATCAAGGGATGGTATCGTCTTTTACCTCGTCGCACATGGCGCAGGTAATTACCGCGGGCTACATCCCTATGTTCCTTTGCGGAAGTACAACGCCGGTAGCTACGGTGCAAGGTTACGGAGTGAGTTGGGTAGGGGTACCCACTTCAATGTCAACTTCATTAATCGGGGATTACCTCGCGGCGGGTATCAAGGTCGTTCCTTTCACAATCAATCGGCGCAACGTGAGGGACACGGCAGTAGCGGCCAATCCGACTATTACGGGCTTCTTTTCCGACGATTCAAAGTATCTCGGAAGCGCAACCGCCATAGCGACAACGGATAACTTCGTATCCCAAAATTGGGACTACGGTATGTACGCGTCAGATGACGCGATGACAGCGGCGAGTCGCGGCGAGTTTTTCTCACCTGATTATTGGGGCTACTCGTCGAACACGACCACATACCGTAGTTGTCTGATGGGGTTCTTAAGCCCCGTGGCTACTCCGTCCAATTTCATATTGGACTTGAAAATTACGTTCGATTCCGCGAACGCATCGGACGATAGTTATTACGCTGATGTGGTTACAGGTACCGCTGATAATGGTTTTGCAAATACCGCGTCCGGGCTTATCGGGCACGTATTCAGGTTCCATAAGAACGGCACTGTTGCTGTTTATGAAAAGGCATGGCTTACATCGCCTGTGCTTAGGGCAAGCACGACCGGAAGCACGATAGCAGACGGGGAAGAGAAGATATTCCGCATTACTGTCACCAGCACTGCGATAAAAGCAGCACAGATCGACAGCGGCGGCGCAGATATTACGCCAGCAACCTGGACTAACTCAGCATCTTCACGCGGCGGTTACATTACCCTCGGTCGCGCGGGGCTTGCCGCCAAGTTCAGGGATTTATCGGTAAGCGAAGCCGGAACTACATACAGCCAATCGCTAGCCGGGTCCGTTACCGGCGCCGGGGCGTTGACAAGGCAAACGAACAAGAATACCGCCGGTTCAATATCCTACAGCGGAAACATTGTAAAGCTGACGAACAGATCATTGACAAGTTCCCTTACCCCGGCGGGCTTGTTGTCAAAACTGACGACAAAGGCTTTCGCCGGGTCCGTCACCGTGTCCGGTGCCTTGTCTACCATGATTCTGTTTACGGCTTCCCTGGCCGGTTCCCTGACGCCCGCCGGTGCATTGTCGAAGATGACATTAAAAGCATTGTCCGGTAGCAGCACGCTCGCGGGCGCCATTACCAAAAAGACGTTCCGCACCCTGGACGGGAACATTAACGTAGCCGGTGCGTTGACCAAGCTAACCAAAATAGCCATGGCCGGTAGCGTCACGGTTGCGGGTTCGTTGATTGAAAGCTACCAGGTGTTGAAGTCGCTCGCGGGCAGCATCACACCGGCGGGCGCGTTGGCTACGGCGTACATCGCGTTCGTGGCCGGGGTTCTTAAACTGTTGGCACTTATGGGGGTAGGGCAGTGACTTGTAATAACAAGCATTACTTGATGTTATACAAGTTACAGCCTACTATCCGGCGATGCTAAACGAGATACTAGACACTCTTACTAAAATGCCCGCGAAGCAACGAGCGGACTTAAATACGATGCTGGCGAAGCAGACGGCAAGTATGCGTTTCGTACCGTTACCGGGACCGCAGACGGAAGCGTACTTAAGTAAGGCTGATGTGCTGTTGTACGGCGGCGCGGCGGGCGGCGGCAAGTCGTTTCTGTTGATGGGGCTATCCTCGCAGGAGCATACCCGCAGCATCATATTTCGCCGTGAGTCGTCACAGACTGACGGACTCGCGGAAGCCGGGAAGCAGATCATAGGCGATAGTGCAAACTTCCGCGGGGCACCGCTTCCGGAATGGACATGGACAAACGGACGTTCTTTAAAACTGGCGGGTATCAAGGAACCCGGCGACTGGATCAAGCACGCCGGACGCGAACGGGATTTAATCGGCTTCGATGAAGCGGGCGAATTCCTGCAAGAACAAGTCGCGTCTTTAATGGCGTGGAACCGGGGACCGGAAGGGCAGCGGTGCCGAATCGTACTTGCGTCCAACCCGCCGCGGTCAAGTGACGGTTACTGGTTAACGCAATGGTTCGGACCGTGGATAGATCCTATCCACCACAACCCGGCGGCACCAGGCGAGCTACGGTACGCGGTTATGGTGGCGGGCGAACCCAAGTGGGTAGAAGGACCGGACGAAGTAGAGATAGACGGCGAGAAATACCGCCCCCTCTCATTCACGTTCATACCGGCGAAACTGAGCGACAACCCGTACCGTGATACACCCGAGTACCGCGCCAAACTGAATTCATTACCCGAGCCACTACGTACGCAATTGCTGTATGGCGACTTCGGGGTAGCAAAAGTTGATGACGCCTTCCAGGTTATGCCCTCGGCCTGGGTGAAGGCGGCACAAGAACGATGGACGCCCAACCCGCCGAACGGGGTACCGATGTGCTGCATAGGGGTAGACGTGGCACAGGGCGGGCAAGATAAAACGATACTGGCGATACGACACGACGGATGGTACGCGCCACCGATAGCGGTACCGGGGGTACAGACACCGGACGGCAAGGTGGTAGCGGGGCTGGTTATAACGCACCGCAGGGACGACGCTAGGGTAGTCGTTGACGTGGGCGGGGGATGGGGCGGCGACGCGTACGGACACTTGAAAGAAAACGGCGTGGATACAGTAAGTTACATGGGCGTGAAGAAGTCTTTACGCCGCACAGTGGACAAACAGCTACCGTTCTTTAACGTGCGTTCAGAAGCGTATTGGAGGTTCCGCGAAGCCCTCGACCCGTCACAACCGCAAGGGTCAACGATTGCGCTACCGCCGGACAGTGAACTGGTAGCCGACCTGTGCGCACCGCTGTTTGATGTGGGTTCGAACGGGATCCGGATAGAGGCAAAGGACGAGATAGTAAAGCGGCTCGGGCGTTCGACGGATAAAGGGGACGCGGTAGTAATGGCCTGGTGGGACGGAGTACGGGGCGCGAATATAAAGGGCGGATTGTGGAAGGGTAGGAACTTCACCCCCGCCGTGGTTATGAAGAAACACAGATAAGGAGGGTAAACCATGACAGCAATGTTTTCGAAACCAAAAGTACCGACGCTGCTAGCACCCGTTGTAATGCCCGCGGAAGATACGGAAGCAACGCGTAAAGCGAAGAAGAAATCCAACGTTACAGCAACCGAACGTAGCGGGCGTTCCAGCACCATGCTAGCGGGCGGCGAAGAAAAACTGGGCGGGGGTTAACCATGGCTTTCATTGCTCCTTTCATCGCGGCGGCGGGGTCAATGATGGCTAGCGGCGCGGCAGCGGCGGGGACAGCGGCAGCGGGTACCGCAGCGGCAGCGGGCGGTACAGCGGCGGCAGCGGCAGCGGGGGCGGCTACCTTGTGGGGCGCGGGTGCCGGGGCAGCGGCGGCGGGTGCCGGAACAGCGGCGGCAGCGAGCGGCGGCATTCTTGCGGGACTCACCGCGGGGGAACTTGCGGCGTTGGGTTTGACCGCGGCGGGTATCGGCACAACCATGCTGAGTAAGACGCCACAAATGAAAATGCCCTTCCAGGACAAACCCCAGTTAATGCCGGACGCAGACAACGACCAGATAATGAAAACGAAACAGAAGGCGATGTTAGCGCAACAGCAACGGCAAGGACGGTCTAGCACCATGCTTTCCGACAGTTACGACAAACTAGGGTAGAGGGACTATGGGCGCGGAATATCTTGTAAAGCAGGGCGGGCAACTGTTCGAAAAACGTAGTTCCCTATTGGGTTTGTGGCAAACCATAGCCGATAACTTCTACCCCGAGCGCGCGGACTTTACGACTTTCCGCAATCTCGGTACGGAGTTCGGCAACTGGTTGAATACCGGGTACCCGGCAATGGCACGGCGCGACCTCGGCAATTCCTTCGGGACCATGCTACGCCCCACATCTAAGAACTGGTTCCACATCAAGACAAAAGACGGATGGGACGAACTCGGCACCGACGCCCGGGCATGGCTTGAAATGGCAGAAAACCGCCAACGCCGGGCGATGTACGCCACTGGCACACAGTTCACCCGCGCCACCAAGGAAGGGGACCACGACTTCGCCGCCTTCGGCCAGAACTGCATACAGCTATCCCTCAACTCGCAGGGCAATAACCTGTTGTACCGGTGCTGGCACCTGCGCGACGTGGCATGGATGGAAGACGCCGACGGCAAGATAG